CGAATTGTTCCTGATGATGATTCAAATTGTATAAGAATATTAGATGATAGAAGAACAATAGGACCTGGTCAATTTATTTCTGATGATTATTATACTGAAATACCAATTTTAGGTAAAAAAAGTATAGTTTATGATTTTAATTATACCTCTAAAATTTCCCCTAATACTGCTGCTATGATTGTAGTAGCAGCACAAGCACAACCCTATGGAGTACAAGGAGCTGAAAATGCCCTAGCATTCTCTCATCTTAATAAGGGATTATATAATAGATTAAATACAGTAAGAGTTGATTCAGCAACTGATAATAATCAAGCTGTTAATACTAATGATAATACTACTCAAAGATATATAGAATTAAGAGATTTTATAGAAAATATATATAGTGGGCAAGGTACTGGAGCTCGATCTAGTACTGCTGCTGAAAATGCTGAAAGAGAAAAAGAATTAGGAGTAGAACAAACTTCAAATGTTAGACTAAAATCTGTTCCAAAAGATCAAATAAAATCAATAGTTTTAGGAAGATTAAATGAAGTTTATGATGATTTAAGGGATGAAGCTAGAGGGTTAGAAAATAAAGGAGAACAAACAGCTTTACAAAACGCTTATAATATTGTTTTAAACAAAATTAACACTTTAGATAATAATGCATTAGCATCTGCTATATCTAAAGTATCAACTGGTACCTTTAATGAAACTAAAAATGAAGTTGAATTCTCAGATTCAGCATTATACAATTATATACATGATAATTTAGAATTAGAATATAAATCTATATACACTGTTAGTGATACAGCTATTGAAACTAAATGGACTAAAAAAGCTATTGAACAAACTGGTATAAATAGAACTTGGTACTAAAATAAAATTATATAATTTATGGCTTTAATATTTAATACAGATAAAACAGACTCTTGCCTAAACTCATACAGAGAAGTATTTTCTGACCCATTAAAATCAGGAGATGATAATTCTTTTAACCCTGGAGTTATACTACCATTAGATTTTAGTCTAGAAATGGATGGGTTAAGTGGAATCATTCCCCACTCAGCCTTCGTTATACCTTCAGATTCATTACCTTCATCTTATAAAATTCAAACAGGTACTGATGCTGGAAAACAAAAAATTGCTTTCATTTTACATACTATAGAGCAAAATTTTAGTAATAATAAATGGACAACTAGAATAACTGGTCAAACTCTTAGTATTAGATTCGAACCATTAACTAAAGAAGAGAAAAAACAAATCCAAGATGCTAAAGATAAACAAAAATCCCTAGCTAAATATAAAGATGTAAGAAGCCCTAAAGCTAGTAAAAATCAAAAAGAAGCTTATGATAAAGCCGAAACAACTTATCCTGGATTTAAAGAAAAATTAAAAAAAGTAGCAGCAGCTATTGGAGTTTCCGAAGATGATTTAGTAACAACTATATATAAAGAATCTAAAATACGACCTAATGTTGTAAATAGTATAGGGTGTGTAGGATTAATCCAATTTTGTCCTGATAAACCAAGAGGAACCACTAAAACTATAAAAGGAAAAGTTTACAATCTTTTAGAAATTCAACAAATGGGTATTGATCAATTAGATATAGTTGAAATATACTTTAAATCCCTAGGTTTTAATAGTAATAAACCTGCAACAGCTGTAGATTTATATGGATCTACTTTTTATCCTATTTCAAGAAACAAACCTAAAACCTGGGTATTTGGTAGTGAAAAAAGTGATAATTATGCAGCATTATTGGCTACACAAAATCCCGCTATAGCTAATTTTAGTACGGTTTATAAAAATGGGAAAAAAGTAATTGATGGATATGCCTTTGAAAAATATGTTTATTCTTAATAGGTTAAAAATATGAAATACTTTCCTAAATCACGTATATTAACTAATCAAACTGCTAACCCGGGTCAATTTACAACCCCTGAGGGTAAAGATTATACTGGCCCTTACTACACTACTTTTAATGGTGAATCATTTACAGGAATTGATCCTACTAAAGGTTCTTCTATTCCTTTAAATACAACAACACCTCCTAATAGTGGTTTTATAAGTGATACAGTTGAATCTTATAAACAATTAAATTCTAGTGTAGATACTAATTTAATAGATCCTATTCCTTTCACACCAAAACCTACAGAAGCAGACTATAAAGTAGGTAGAATTACAAGATATATTGCAAGACAAAAAGGTGGTACCCAATTTAGAGTAATGGAAATAGACAAAACTACTTTTGATAACTTAACCAAACAACGAGGAGATGTTAATTACTCTGTTTGGAGAGCAATTTCAATTCAATGGCAAATCTCAGGTCCACTAAATGATGAATTAGTAAATGGAATTAAAGTAAGACCTGGTATAATTGATACCAATGAAAAAATATTAAACCAAGCAGAAAAAAATTTCATAGGTATAAAACAATATCTAAGTAATCTAACTCAATTTGCTAGATAATAAATTTGGCTTCTATAAGGAGTCTTTTTATATTACACAAAAATAAAGGTTATAATATGTTTTATATAGTAGAGACTCAAGATCAATTATCACAACTTCACATATCGGAAGAATGTTACATTAATGTCATTCCACTATCATCAAACTACCACCCTATACTAACTGAAGTATCATTAATTTACTATAAACCAAAATATGGTAAAGGGTTAATATTAACAATAAATCATAGTGAAGGGTTTTACTTAAGCTTAGACAAAGTAAAAGAATTTCTTCTAAAACACAAATCAATTTACGTTTTAGATAAAAAAACAACTGCTCATTTAATAGGAAAAGAATTTTTAGGTGAACATGTTTTAGATGTAAATTTGCTTTCACTATCCACGTCCCAAACCACTCCGTATATACAAGATTGCTATACCAATATACACACTCATTTTGAACGACTTTATGAAGATAAACCTTATTTAAATTCGATTATTCCTATTTCTAAACACTATGAGACTCAAGAAAAGATATATGAAAAGATAGTAAGATTTTTAAGTTTAAATTATTATAACAGCTATTATAACCATGAGTATGTTAGAGTGTTCCATGATATTGAAAAACAAGGAATCGCGTTAAATACGCCTGTTTTTAGCGAGAATTTTAAGCCTAAAAATGCTAAATTCAATATAAAAGATGATAAAATTTATACTCAATATAACTTGTATAATTTTACTTCAAGACCTTCAAACTCATTTAATGGGATTAATTTTGCGGCATTAAATAAACATAATGGACAAAGAGCATCTTTTATACCTCAAAACGATTATCTATTTGAATTTGATTATGATTCGTATCATCCTCGTATTTTAGCAAAACTAATAGGGTATGAATTTGAAGAAACTTCGGTTCATACTCATTTAGGAAAAATGTATTTTAAAACAGATATTTTGACAGAAGAACAATACTCACAATCTAAGGAATTAACATTTAAACAACTATATGGAGGAGTGTTTGAACAGTACAAAGACATACCGTTTTTTGCTAAAGTGAAAGAATATACAGATAAAATATATCAAGATTTTAATTCCCTGGGATACATAAAATTAGTTGGAGGGAGAAAATTATTTGCGCAGGGCATTGAAAATATTACACCTCAGAAACTCCTAAATTATATTATACAATCAGGGGAGACTTTTTATAATGTAAATTCGATAAAAAATGTATTAAAATATTTGAAGAATAAAAAAAGTAATATTATACTTTACACATATGATTCGATTTTAGTAGATTATAGTAGAGAAGATGGGAAAGAGGTGTTAAAAGAAATAAAAGATTTATTAGAGAGTGAATTTGGATTTAAAGTAAATGCAAGTTACGGAACAGATTACAATAATTTACATAAAGTATAAATAAAAGTTATGATTAATACACAGACTATAGACCCCTCATATATTTATTTCCAGTATGACATAGATGTCAATCACCCAGATTTAAAAGATATGAACAAATTATTTTGTACGTTTTCAAGTAAGAATGACTTGGAGAGTACTTTATCCAATATACAATCCCAATACAAAATCTTATTTAATAAGATATTTGTTTTATATGTTGCCTCTACAGAGGAATACGTTTGTACTTATAACATAGATCATAACAACATGTCTAATGGGCTATTGGGTAATACAATTTTATTACATAGAAAAAAAGAATCTAATACTTTATATACTATAAATGCTTTAAATGATTTGATTAAATCATTAAATGGTGGAGTATTAGATACTTCCTATACAATCAATTGGATTGATTATAAAAATTGTATATTATTAACACACGCGGGAGAGTTAAGAAGATTAGATACAAAAATTTACAAGATAATTACTTTATGATTAAATTAACAAATTTACTAAAAGAAATCGAAGTAGGAATGGGAAGTGGTCCTAGGATTTATGTAAGTAGAATAAATAAAGACCTTTTTAAAATAGAAAACTTTCCTATTTTACAAGATAAAAGAAGAATTGCGACAAGAGGTTTCTTAAGTGCGAGAAAAAAACTAGACCCTCAATTTTGGAGAATATTAGATAAAATAAGAGATTACTCACAAGAAGATATAGAACAATCTCCTGACATAGGATTCTCAGGAGAATTTTTATCATCTGGCAATTCATATATCATAAAGGAGGATCCTGGTGTATTTACTATAATACAAGATTGGGAATACTTAGGTAAAAATGAAGATTGGGATTCAAGACAAGATTGGGAAGAAATTTAAGATATGATTAAATTATCAAATTTACTAAAAGAAATCGAAGTAGGAATAGGAGGTAGATCTATATTATGGGGGTATAATGATTATGATGAATTTATGGAATTAGTTAAAATAGATGGATTTGCAACTTCTCAAGAAGCCTTAGATGAAATAAATAAACTCTATCCATGGGAAGATCCATATGAACTTGGTACAAGTGTAGATTATCCTTTATATGCTTACTTAGCAGGTGATGGGCAAGTAACATTTGTAAATGATTTATCTGAATTTAGTGATAGTTATCATACAGAAGAAGGTTGGGGGGTTACTGAATGGTCAAAAAATCCTCCTTTATAAAAAACATTTGGCTTTCTTAAAAAGCCTTATTATATTTACGAATACATAAATTAGTTTTAACATTTAAAAATCAAAAAAAGTTATGAATTTAGACTTGATTCAAAACAAGCTGAATGCCCTATCCGCACCTAAAGGAGGTGGCATGAAAAACAATGAAAAAGCATTAAGCTTTTGGAAACCTACTGTTGGAAAAGCCTTAGTAAGATTTGTTCCTTCAAAGTACAACCCCGAAAATCCATTTAGAGAATTGTATTTCCATTATGGAATAGGAAAAAGAACAATTATTTCACCTTCAAACTTTGGTGAAAAAGATCCAATTATCGAATTTGCGAAAGAACTTCGTAAAACTAAAGAACCTGAAAACTGGAAACTAGCTAAAAAACTTGAACCAAAAATGAGAGTTTTTGCACCTGTTATAGTTAGAGGTGAGGAAGATAAGGGAGTACGTTTATGGGAATTTGGTAAGGAAATTTATCAATCATTACTATCATTAGCTGCTGATGAAGATATCGGAGATTTTACTGATATTATGGAAGGTAGAGATATGAAAATTGAAACAGTAGGGCCCGAAACTACAGGAACTGATTACAATAAATCTCGTATTATGCCTGCCTTAAAAACTACACCATTATGCAATGATAATGATGAATTAAATAAATGGTTGGAAACACAACCCGATCCAACTTCATTCTCAAAACGTTACACTTTTGATGAAATTAAACAATTCTTAGCTGAATGGTTAAACCCAGAAGAAGAAGCTAAAGAAGAAGGAAGTATTATGGACGGACCTGCTACAGATTTTGAACCATCAACAACACCAACACCATCTAAATTTGAGTTAGATACTAAAAAACCAACTGCGAATAAAGCATTCCCAGTTAAAAAAGAAATCCCAACCACTGATGAGTTTGATGACTTATTTGGTGACAATTAATTAATTTATGGCTGGTAAAAAAACAGAAAGTCTTTCC